GTGGGACTGTCTCTATTGGAGCGGGAGTTTTTAATAGTGCAGTCAATATAAATAGGACACAGGCAGGTGCTGCGGTCACAGGAGGCACGTTTAACAGCAGCTTTACGCAAACAGCGGGTGCTGTCTCAGGCGGCACGTTCAACGGCGCGTATACTTATGTTGCAGGCAATGTGACAGGCGGCACTTTTAGCAACGGAATCATATATCAATTCTTTCGTAAGGGTTGGCCGCCTCCTCTTGTTTTCACCGGATACAACCTCAATGCACTTGATGTGCTAGGCACTGGTCTTTAACGTAAGAAATCCAAATATATGGCACTCTCTCAAACACAGGTCTGTAATTTAGCACTTGGGCGCGTAGGAGCCCAGTCCATCATGTCAATTGATGACGAGGACAGCAAAGGTGCTCGCGTCTGCCTGAATGCCTACGAGGCGACTGTGAGAGAGGTCTCGCGGGCCGGTGAGTGGAACTGCCTGAAGAAGCGGGCGACCTTGGCACGCCTTACGGCTGCACCGGCGTTTGAGTGGGCTTATCAGTTCCAGCTTCCAGTCGACTTCATCAGCCTGACCGAGCTTAACGGAGTCGAGTATAAGGATGAGCCACAAGACAACTGGGAGATTGAGGGTCGGCTCCTGCTTACTGATGCAGAAATTGCACAGGTGCGCTACATCTCCTACGTCGAAGACACTGGCATCTGGGATTCGCTCTTTACCAATGCTGTGGTGGTGCTGCTTGCGTCTAAGATCGCTGTTCCGATTCGTCAGGATGAAGGCATGGCAAGCGCACTGCTCTCCGAATACGAGCGAGTGGCACTGCCCAAGGCGCGGATGAAGGACGGCAACGAGCAGCGCAAACGTCGCCACCTTCCCACCGAAGGATCTCGATTTATCGAATCTCGCTACTACTCCACCAACGGTTAATCTTACAAACTACAATGGCAACGCCTAGATCACAGAAGAATCTTGTCAGTTTTAACGCTGGGGAGTTGTCGCCAAAACTGGACGCTCGCGTCGATACCGAAAAGTATGCTGCTGGATGTAGGCAATGCCAGAACATGATCCCAATGCCGCACGGTGGAGTGACTCGGCGCAAGGGCTTTGAGTTTATCGCTGCCGCAAAGTATGATGCAACGAACAAGCCGGTTCGCTTACTTGATTTTCAATTCAGCAAGACGGTAGCATTCATGTTAGAAATGGGAGATTTCTACATCCGGTTCTATTATCTAGGAAACCAGATAAAGGTCGGCGGATCTCCCTACGAAATCGCAAGTCCATACGCAGCCGCGCAATGTTCCGAAATACAATACGTTCAAATTAATGATGTGGTCTATATAACACATCCGCTTCATCCAGTTCAAAAACTGTCGCGCATTGCAAATGATAGCTGGACTTTAGTTGCAGTAGATTTTGACCGTCCTCCGTTTCTTGAGGAAAACTTAGGAGCGATCACAATAGATCCATCAGCAACAACTGGCAATATCACTTTGGATGCATCTGCTGCTCTGTTTGAAAATAGCCATATTGGAGCTTACTTTAACATTGGGTATCGACGCGAATCTACGAGTCAGGAACTTCAGATCACGGGAGTAGCATCTTCGGCGGCAGTCTTTGTTACAGGCAAATGGATGTTTAGAACCTTTGGAATATGGACGGCAACGGTTGAAGTTCAACGGTCTCTTGACGGTTCTACTAATTGGGAAGTCGTTAGATCTTACACAGGCAAAAAGGATCGCAACTTGGACATAGAGGGAGACGAGGGCAAAGAAGCCTATTATCGAATAAACATCTCTTCATGGAGTTCACAAACTGCTTCAAATGGAGAAAACGCTCGCGCAGTATTTGAACTTGAGGACGCTTTTGTTTATGGAGTGGTGAAGATCACGGCAGTGTCGTCCTCAACCCAAGCGTCGGCAACGGTAAAGCGGGTATTGTTTGCTTCTTCACCAACAAAGTATTGGGCGGAAGGAGCGTGGTCAACAAAGCGTGGGCATCCAGCAGCGTGCGCGTTTTTTGAGAGTCGTATGTTTTTTGCTGGAACGACGCATCAACCACAAAGTTTTTGGGGATCCGTTGTGGACGATTACGAGGACTTCTCAACTGGGACAGCGGACGATGATAGCTTAAACTTTACGCTGTCTTCAACTGAACGGCAACAGATCCTGTGGATGGTTTCGCAGTCAAGGCTTGTGATTGGAACCACCTCCGGGGAATGGACTGTAGCGGGTGGAGATGCGGATATAGCAATTACGCCAACGAAGATATTGGTTCGTCAGCAATCAAACTTTGGTAGTCAAGCAAGTCGTGCGTTGCTGGTGAATGACACGATCTTGTTTGTGCAGCGGTCGGGCCGTAAACTCCGTGAAGCGGTTTATGACGCGATCAAGGAGGGGTATCAATCAAACGATGTGACGATCCTGTCCGATCACATTACGTCTGGCGGGATTACGTCACCAGCTTTTCAATCAGACCGAGACGCAATATTCTGGGCGATTGCGAACGGCAACCTGATTGGTATGACCTACGAAAAAGAGCAGAAGGTAATTGCGTGGCATCGTCACACAACCTACGGAAAGTTTGAGGCAGTTGAGACTATTTACGGAACGCTCGATGACGAGGTGTGGGTGTCAGTGCGTCGTAACATTAACGGAGTGCAGAAGCGTTTTATTGAGCGCATGACTGGGTATTACAATCCTACTGTAGATTCGTATGCACCGGACAGTGTTTCGGTTGATATAACCTTTGACGTTCAAATTACAATTTCATGGTCTGGACATCCTGACTTGGATGTTCTTGCAAAGTTCAAGACGTTTGAAGTCGGCTGGAGCCAAGCAAACAATGGAGACAATTTCTTCTTGTGGCCATCAGGCGACAATGTATCGGGCGGGCCAGAGACTGTTCTGCTTGACCGCACAAGAGCAATAGCGGCTGGGCATCTAGAGGGCTCAGAGACAATTCAAATCCAGATCGGGGGCGGATGGTATGAAATCGCGCAAGACATACCCGGCGGCACTGTCAACGTAAGCGTGCTTGCTTCTGGTGGAAGAACACTGAGTTTTGTGCTTACGCCAATTTCAATGCAAACCGAGGGTGTTACCCTAACAACTCAGACAATAAACATACCAGCGGCAGGATCTCTAAGCGTAACTTAAAATGCCAACCATTATCACATTTGAAGGGCGCAACACGCAGAAAACATTCCTTGATTCCTGCATTGTTTACAAAGGGTTGCCGACATTAACGATTACTGGGCTCGATCACTTGAACGGCATGGCAGTCGGTGTGCTGGCGGACGGTGCTGCTCATCCGAATAAAACCGTGGCAAACGGCTCAATAACCTTAGACTTTGAGGCGCGAATTGTTCACGTTGGACTCCCGTATGATTCGATCATCCAGCCGATGCGGTTGGACATGGACGCAGGGGCGGGAAATACACAGGGAGCGGTAAAGAGCATCCGAGGTGTTTCGCTTCGCTTAATGGACACGCTAGGGCTCAAGATAGCAAATGAAGAGGGTGGCGTATTCCGTAAGGTTCAATTCAGAACTACGACGGACGTTATGGACTCTCCTCCAGAGTTATTTACAGGAGAAAAATACTATGCGATAGATAGCAACCATGACGAAGACGCCACAATTATCTTGAAACAAGATCAACCGTTACCGTGGACATTGATCGGCATGGTAGTCCATTATCAGGTCACAGGCATCCAATAAACCAACGGGAGACCCACATGATCCAATACCGCGAATACACACCTGAAGATTACCCAACCTTGCTTGCATGGTGGCAGGGGCATAAGTGGGAAGGAGTCCCGGCAGCGGTGCTTCCTAAGCTGGGTGTTATCGTCGAGGTTGATGGTCGTCCAGTTGTCGCAGGGTTCCTCTACATGGACAACAGCGTGGGCGTCTCGTTTCTGGAGTGGGTGGTATCTAACCCAGCTATATCTGGATTGAGCATTGTCCGTGGAATTAGAGCGTTGATCATTTTTATGACTGATCGGGCAAAAGACTTTAATTATGGGGTAATGCTTACATCATGTCGCCAACCGTCGCTTGCGCGGGTTTATGAGGCGAACGGCTTTACTAAAACAGACACAGGAATTACTCACTTTCTTAAATTAACAGGAAACGAATAACATGGCATTTTTTACAGCTACAACTTTGGCAGTCGCATCACTTGCAACCGCATTGGTTGGCACAGGCGTTGCTGTTTACGGACAGATGGAGCAGGCCAAGACAGCGAAGGCGATGGGACGGTATAACGCTCAAGTCGCAGAGAATCAGGCATTGCAGATGGAGATGGATTCACGCGAATCAGTAAAACGTCGGCGCGAGCAGAACCGTCGCTTAATAAGCACGCAGCGCACAGGATATGCCGCGAGCGGAGTGACCATTGACGGCAGTCCATTGGAAGTCATGGCAGACACCGCTGGCATTCTTGAACTTGAGACACTCGACTACGCACGCCAGCAAAGCCAGCAGGCAGCGTCCCTGCGAGCGCAAGGTGCGGCAGACAAAGCGATGGGAGCCAACCAAGCACGCGCAGCTTACATTGGCGCAGGAGCGTCACTCCTAAGTGGAGCCGGTTCCGCTGCTGGTAGTGCCTATCAATTCAACCAATCAGGCGCATTTAATCGCAGTAATCCAAACTCAATGGCAGGCATGGCAGCAGCGGGCGCACCTCGATCATTATCTGTTCGTAGCGGAGAATAAGTAAACAATCATGGCAAACATCCCCACAGTCGCTCTCTCTGAAGTTCCAACAGCACCGGGCCTAGCACCGAGGTTGTCCGCTGACGCATTTAATGCGACCAACCGTGCGATTACGCAAGCTGGTGGGGCATTACAGGACGTGGGCAATATGCTTGGCAGATTTGCTATGGCGAAGCAGGAGCACGTCAACAAGGGGTATCTCGCGGGCGAGGAAGCGGTGCGTATGCAGACCGCTGCACAGATTGAAGAGTTTGCCCGGAAAAACCCTGACAAGCCTGAGACTTGGGGCAAGATGCAGGAGTCAACGTGGAAGAGCTACGAGCTAGGTCGGGCAGATCGGGCCAAGGCGCAGGGCTGGGGGAACGACGTAATCAGCACCGACAAGCAACTCGCCAGTTCCTACAAA